AGAGGTGCCAAAGGCGAGAAAGGCATCGCTGAACGGCTTGGATGGGATTGCTTCAAGGGGGACCGATGACGCAATCACGGGCCAAGGGGAAGCGGGCAGAGCTCGAAGCGGCCGACGCTGTCGGAAATGCGCTCGGCATCATGTTCCACCGGACGCAACAGTACAACGGCCTCGGCAAAGGCGACATCGAACCAGTCGACCGGACAAGCCGAATCCACTTCGAGGTCAAGCACTACAAAGCAGGGCTCACTTGGTGGACGAAACGAGCGAAAAACGGCGGCGCTCACAACGGCGGCGACCTGTGGTACTGCACGTTGTCGTATTTGCCCCACGTCCTGAACGCCATCTACGTCGGGTTCGCGAGCCCGACGTGCGGTTTCGCTGAACGATGGATGGAGCAAGCGGCCAGGGACGCCGGCAACGATCGCATTCCGGTCGTGATCTGTCGCCAGGATCGCGGTCCTTGGCTAGTGGTTTGGAGGCACAACGACACTCAAGCCATTATCGAAGCCATGAAGGAATTGCGGAATGCGCCGATTCAAATTTGAGGGTGGTTTGCCCAAAGCCTATGACCACGGCAAACAACGCCGTGCAAGAGGAGGCACATGGTCGCGCATTGCCAAGCAACACAAGGCGATCAACGTCCAATGCGCCAAGTGCGGGTCGATCGTTGATCTTGAAACCGATCACATCGTGCCTTTGCACAAGGGAGGAAAGAACGATTGGTCGAACCTTCAAAGCCTGTGCAAAGCATGCCATGCGATAAAAACGGCCTTGGAACAGGGGAAAGATTGTGCCAAGAAAATCGCCCAAATCCGCGATCCAATCGGATGATTCACCCCCCCCTTCGGGGCCGAGGGGGGTCGTTTTGCAGGGGTACCGCGGTGGGGGGGCCACGAAAACCGAGACGCGGCGCAAGCACCGACGACAGCCGTGTTTATGCGCCGACCAGGCGGACGCCTACGCGAAGTCGGTGGTCGCGGGCGACACGGTCGCCAACGCTCGGATTCGGGACGCTTGCCGTCGTTACCTCGAAGAGCGGGCGCAACCCGCGGCTCATTCGGTGTGGTGGGACGAGTCGCGAGCCGAGGCGGCTCGGGCGTTCGCGCTCAAGTGCGGCCAGGGCGCCGAGGCAGGAGCTGGCGAACCGCTCGTGTGGATGCCCTGGCAATGCCTGGTCGCCATGGTGCTTCTTTCCCGTCGGCGGGTGATCGACGGCCGCAAGTCGGACACCCCGGCGACCAAGGCGCTGCTGCTCTCGGTCGCTCGCGGGAACGGGAAGACCGAGTTCGCGGCTTCGCTTTTGATGGGGCAGATGGCCGACCCGGCGACGCGGCTTGAGTTCTCGTCGGTCGCGCCGGACGCCCGGCTCGCGCAGAAGACCTTCGAGCGGATGTCGGTCATGTCGGAGACCCTCGGGACGGGCGATTGGAAGTCGACCGGCGGCTCGACCCCGGCGCACCCCGGCCGTGTGCGCCACGGCAACAATCGCTACATTTCGCTTCCCTGCACGGACAAGGCGCTCGACGGGCTCACGACTCGGATGGTGGTCGCCGACGAGGTTTCGCGCATGGAGAAGGCGTTCGGTCGGCTCCTCACGGGGCTCGCCAAGTTCCCCACGTCGCAGCTGCTTGCGATCACGACGCCGGACCCCGAGCAGAAGACCCGGCCCATTTGGGGCTACTGGGACGCCCTTGAGCGGGCCATTGCTGAGGGCACCCAGTACCCGGCCGGGTGGTGGCCCATGCTTTACGGGCTCGAGCAGGACGATCAGGCGGCTGACCCTGCCGCCTGGCCGAAGGCGCATCCGGCGCTCGGCACGATCATCGACCCGACGCAGCTTGAGCTCTCGGCACGGACGATGCTTGAAAGCGGCGACCCGGCGCAGATCGCCGAGTTCGAGACCCAGCTCGCGTGCCGGTACCACGAGCTTGCGACCACCGACATCGACCTTGGGGTGCTTGAGCGGCAGATGCAACCGGCCGACTGGACCAGGCTCCAGGGCGCCCCGGCGGTCATCGGGCTCGACCTCAGCCGCGGCGGCTACGGCGCCCAGCTCGACCTCACGACCCTGTGCCTGGCCGTGGTCGATGGCGGCGTGATCCGGGCTCGGAACGTGTCATGGTGGGCCGGGACGGACCTGACGCGGGACGAACGGCGGTGCAAGAACCCGCTCGGCGCTTGGGTCGAGCAGGGTTTCCTCCGCAGGATGCCGGGCGAATGGCACGACATGGCCGTGGTCGAAGCAGAGATTGAGAACCTGATGGGCCGATTTAGTGTCCAAAAGATCGGGGTGGACCCGCACCCGAGCCAGGCGAAGGACATCAAGCGGTGGGCCGACAAGGGTTGGCCGATTGTCCCGATTGACCAGTCGATCCGCACGATGGCTCCTGCGTGGAAGCTCTGGGGCGACCTCCTGAAGTCGCGGCAGCTCGTCTACGAGCCTGACCCGGTCCTGCGGTCGGCGCTGAACGCCGTGCGGCTGATTGCCGACAACGTGGGCAACGTGCGGCCGGTGAAGGGCCGGTCGGCAGGCAATACCGACGCGGTGGTCGCCGGGAACATGGCGGCGCTGCTGATGGAGCACCACCAAGTCCGGACGCACAGCGGGCTGTCGGCGAGTTCGTGCCCCATCGGATAGTCCGTGTTTGCCGGATTTGCTCTTGACGAGTCGGGGCACTTGTGTTCTATGCGACCGTGGGCTTCTTTGCACGGTTCTTCGGATTCAAGTCGGGCGTCGCGATTTACACGCGACCCGAGCCCATCGTCACGTCGCCTGCCGACGCGATTCCGGCGGTGGTCCGTGCGACGAACCTGATCTCGGCGGACATCGCCCGGCTCCCGGTGACGGTCTACGACAGCCAGATGCAGCGCATTCCCGACCACCCGGTCGCGGCGCTGATGAACCGCGAGGCAAGCCGGTGGCAGACGGGCTACGAGTTCCGGCGGTACACGACGGCCGTCGCCCTGACCCACGGCAACGGCATCGCGATCATCCGCCGCGGGGCAGACGGGTCGGTCGCCGAGCTTCAGCCGGTGCCCGCCGACGCCCTGACCGGCGAGGCGACCGATGACGGCCCGATCTACCGGATCGGCAACGTGCAGCTCGCGGCCGACCAGGTGCTGCACGTCGGGTGCTACCCCGACTACCTGAATCCCGTGTGGTTCCGGTCGCCGCTCGACGCGGCCCGGCAGGCCATGCAGCTCGCAGCCGACGAGAACGGGGCGCACCAGTCGCTCGTCAAGACGGGCAGCATGGGCAAGGTGGCGATCATGCACCCGGGCGGGATGTCCGACCAGACGGTGCAGGCCATCCGCGACGCCTGGACGACCATGCACGCGACCGCCGACGGCGCATCGCGGCCGCTGATCCTCCGCGAAGGGATGAAGGCGGAGAAGATCAGCCAGGAGACCTCGGGCTCCATGCTTGAGTCCCGGCGGTTCTCCGTGCAGGAGATCGCCAGGGCGTTCGGCGTCCCGCCCGAAATGCTGTTTCAGCAGGGCGGCGGGGCGCTTTCGAGCCAGGCGGAGACGGCCCGGGCGTACGCCGACGGCGCCATCGCGGCATGGGCAACCGCGTGGGAGTCGGAGCTCACGCGGAAGCTCTGCCGGCCCGGCGAGCACGTTCGCATCGACGTGACCCCGATCACCAGAGGGAACCTCCGGGACGCGGGGATGGCGTTCTCGAAGCTGGTGCTCGCCGGGGTCATGTCGCCCAACGACGCTCGGCACTACCTCGGGTTGCCGCCCGTCGCGGGGCTCGACGAGCCGCGGGTGACCATGCCCGGTGGCGCATCCGCGGCCGTCGGCCCCGATGCCGAGGAGGAAGGGGAGTCGCCCGATGCTTGAGGTCCGCACCGCGACCCTCGTCCGCGACAACGGCAAGCTCGGCGGCTACGCGGCCGTGTACGACGCGCCGAGCCACCCGCTCGTCGTGCGAGGCGTGAACAACGGCAAGCCGTTCGTCGAGCGCGTCGCCCGCGGCGCGTTCGACCGCAGCCTGGAGCAGAACATCGAGCTCCTCGTCGGGCACGACCGTCGCGAGCTCATCGCCAATTCCAAGAGCGGCCTGCTGAAGCTCGACAGCGACGAACGCGGCCTCGCGTTCGAGGTCAATCTTCCCGACACGCAGCGGGCCCGGGACGTTCGCGCCTTGGTCGAGGCGGGCGTCCTGACCGAGATGAGCTTCGGATTCTTCGTCCGCTCGGACGCCTGGAACGGCTCCGAGCGAACACTTCGCGAGGTCGATCTTCGCGAGGTCTCCATTGTCCAAAACGGCGCATATCCGCAGACGAGCGCCGAAGCACGCACCTACAGCCCGGCGCTTGCCCGGCTTCGTCTGCGACTGAGGCTCCACACATGAAGCAGTCCGAGATCATTGAGCGCCGCAAGGCCATCGAGACCGAGGTCAACGGCATCCTCGCCACCGACCAGATTTCCGCCGAGCAGGAGGCCCGTGCGAACGAGCTGCTCGACGAGCTGAAGGACCTGAACCAGAAGCGGTCCGCGGCGGAGCTCCGCGAGAAGTTCGCGAGCCACGCGGCGACCTCGAAGATCGTCGCCGAGAAGCGCGACCAGGCGACCGAGTGGCGGGCGAGCGGCGAGTACCGCGAGCAGTTCCTCGGATGGCTGAAGGGCGGACGGGCTCCCGAAAGCCGCGAGCTGATCTCGACGGCGTCGAGCTCCATCCTCATCCCGAAGCTCTACGAGGACGGCATCCTTAAGTACCTCGACGCCAACACCGTGGTGCGCAACCTCGCCGACCTCCGCACGGGCGTTCAGGGCTACCCGACCCTCCGCTACAACACGATGGCGACCAACGACTACCAGTCGGCGTGGACGCAGCCCGACACGGGCACGACGGCCCGCACCCTGATCGACCCGGCGTTCGCCGAGGTGCCGATCTCGCCGGTGCCGTGCCTGCCCGCGACGCAGGTGTCGCAGCAGCTGATCCGCCAGGCGAACTTCGATGTCGAGGCCGAGGTCATGGACGCCCTTCAGCGTCAGCTCGCCAAGAACCTCGAATGGGGCTACGTCGGCGGCTCGGGCACCAACGCGCCGACCGGCATCTTCACGGTCAACGCGAATACCCACATCACGACCGCGACCTCGACCGGCACGACCCGTGCCCTCGCGATCACGGCGGGCATTACGCTCGACAAGCTGACTGAGATGCGTTACACGAAGCTCCCGGCGGCGTACTGGGGCTCGGCGGCGTGGATTCTCCCGCAGGACGCCTACGCGGCCCTCGCGGGCCTCAAGGCGAACAACGTCCCGCTCTTCGTCCCGAGCTCCGACTACCAGGTGCTCCAGAACGCGGCGCCGTTCACCCTGATGGGCCTGCCCGTTTACGTCACCGAGTACCTCCCGGCGCACGTCGCGACGGCGAGCACCGGCAAGAACGTGGTCGCGGTCCTCGGCAACATCAGCGAGGGCTTCTCGATCCGCGAGTGGGGCGGCGTCGGCATGATCCGCGACGAGATCACGGCGGCGAGCAGCGCCCGCGTGATCTTCCAGGGCATGACGTTCGCGAACTCGGCCTTCACCCGCGTGAAGTCCTTGGTGCAGCTCCAGGTCACGAACGCCTGATTCTTCTCCTCCCATCGGCAGGGGGGCCCGGCTCGACGGCCGGGCCCCCCGGCTCCCCGGAGTCCGGATGCCTATCGACATCGCCAAGTTCCGAGCGTGGGCACGGATTCCGCACGAAGCGGACGATCCCGCGATCCAAATCGCGTGGGAGGCCGCCGTCCGGGAGGTGGAGGAGCGGACGGGGTGGTGCGTGGATCCCGTCACGCGCTACCAGTACGTCGCGTCGGAGCCTGCCAACGAGGAAAGGCTCATCCGGCTCGAACGGCAGCCGGTGACGCTCTGCGAACTTGCCCTCAGCGGCGGCCTGTTTCTCACGCTCAATTTGCGAGAGATCAACGGGCTGACCTACGCGAGCCTTGACACGCTTTCGGTGACGTACCCGGCGACGCTCCGCCTGACTGCCGGGTCGAACACCCTGAACCCGCTGCTCGAAATGATGCTGCTGCAACGGGTG